ATTGTGAAAATATGGCTCGCCTGAGGAGGAAGGCGAAATCTGTGGTTAGGTTCTTTGAGCTCGATCGCGGATTGAAGAGGGCGCATGCTCTCCCTTCCCGTATTCGATGCGGTGAGTTTCGCACTGCAATACGGCTCTGCTTCGATAGCCCCGACCTAGGGTTGGCAGATGAACTGTCTTTAAAGACAGCCTGCAAAGTCGAGAAACGCATCTGTGAATGGTGCGCGAGGGACGACGACAAGAAAATTGACAAATGGAAGAAACAAAGGTTCGAAGGAGCGCAGGTGGATGACGACCATCTCTCCAGATTCAGGGCTGCGTTTCGACGTAACGTCGATCCGGAGTGGAACCTAGTGGGTACGTGGCCGTATATCCCGAACGGTCATGGCACGGTAAACAACGATAGAATGGCGGGTGGTAACTGGAATGCAGAGGACTTGAGCGACGATATGTCGATCATGTTGGCCCTGTCTGCAGGAAAGCCTCGGATTGTTACGCTTTATAGCGGAGCAAACACCGAGGTACTTTACCCACTTCATCGTGCGCTGTTTGCGACACTATCAAGGAAGGGATGGCTTCTTAAGGGGCCGCCAACCCCGGAGAAAGTCACCTCGTTGAATGGACCTGGCGAGTACGTATCGGTTGACTATCGTCAAGCAACCGACAATATTAAAACCGCGTACACGCGAGAGGCCATCGAGGTGTTAATCCAAGAGTCGGTAGGTCTTACCGACACACAAAAATGGGCATTAAGAGAGGTTGGAAGCTTGAAGCTAGACGGAAAACTAGCAACACGCGGACAACCTATGGGGTCTATGATGAGTTTTCCCCTTCTTTGCCTGATTAATAAAACGTGTGTCGATTTGGCCCTTAACGACCTTCTCGAGGATGGTGAAATCTCGTTCAAAGAGTGGACGAGTCATCGCTGTCTCATCAACGGCGATGATCTCCTGTTGAAGTCTCCTACACCCAATGGGGGCTTGACATTTCTGCCGCGCTTGGTTTGGCACGGAGGGCAAGTGGGCCTGGAGGTCAACCAAGATAAAACGATGATTAGCAGC